GTTTCTGTAGCTGATGTATTATTTTTCAATCCTACAACTGGTGACTACATGGGAGAAGGATTAGCTTTAACAAATTCTACTCTAACTCAAGAAGTTCAAAGTATTGAACAAAGAGGTGGATATTTAAATGCTTTACTATTCGATATTAAACATAGTAAAAACATTACTGTTGAATTAGAAAGTGCAACATTTAAAATGGAATATTTAGCTTTCCAAACAGGTACTCCAATTGTTACAGGATTATCAGGTGTTTATAAATTTGACGAATGTGTTTCTTTCACAAATGGTGTTGGAGCAACAGCTGAAACTCCATTAGGAAATGTATTTGTAAGAATGCCAAATGGTATGGTTAAGAAATTCAGACCAACAGGTAAAAATGTTGATATTGGTATGGGTGAATTTACAGGTTCTCTACAAGTTGTATATCAATACAGTGAAACAGTAGACCAAATCACAATTGATACAAAAACACAACCATTAACAGTAAAAGCTGTTATGAGAGTTCATGTAATCAGTCAAGATGGTGTTGAAGGATATATTCAAATCACAATACCAAGATTAAAATTCAACGGAAGCATCACATTAAACATGACTTCAGATGCAGTTTCTACATTTAGTTTAGCAGGTACAGCTCAAGAATATGCTACAGATTGTGGAGAAGCTTATTATGCTGATGTAAAATATGTTGCTTCTTCAGAAGAAGCTGTAACACCAGTTGAAGATATAGTTGCATCACCAAATGTATTAACATTCTCATTAGCAGGAGTTAAAGAAGCTACAGCAAATGTAATAGGTGTAAGAAGTGCACCATATTCAAATGTTACTTTAGACAATACTAAATTAACATTCAAGAGTTCAGAAGAAGAAAAAGTTTCTGTAACACCAGCTGGTGTAATAACAGGACTACAAGAAGGTACAGTTAATGTTACTGTATCTTATGAAGGATTACAAGATATAATTACAGTTACTGTAGGTGCGTAACCAATGGCTTGTAAAGAATATCCTTTATGTAAGTATGCATTTTATGAAAAGCAACCAAATAAAATGGTTGTTTTAAAATGTAACAAAAGTAATGAACTATGTGCATATTCTAGGTATTGTTCAATGTTACTAAAAGTAATTCATACAAGTACCTATGAAAGCTGTGCAATTAAGAAACAATAATAAATTATAGCAGAGATTGGTTTATTACTAATCTTTGCTATTTTTTTTGCGTAAAGGGGTGAAAACAACATGATAGATGTAGCTACTTTAACTGCATTATCAAAATTGTTATTTGATGGTTTGGCAATTTTAATAGTATTTATCCTTTACATAAAAGGAAATCAAAAAAGAGATAAAGAGTACGAAGCTGAAAGAGAAGAACAAAAAAAAAGAAATGAAGAATTGCAAAAAAATTACAATTCTATGATACAGGATATAATAAAAGGGGTTTCAAAAAAACATCTTACACCCGTAGAAAGCAAAAATATAGGTAAGATAGAGAAACAAATAAACGATATAATAAATCAAATATTACAAGAGACTGGAGCCTCAAGAGTATGTATAGTAAAATATCATAATGGTAATAAAGATATGACAGGAAAATCTTTTTTAAAGATGAGTATGACAAATGAAGTGGTAAATTTAGGAGTTGCTCCTATAATGTCTGATTTTAGAGACTTATTTAGGTCTTTATTGGCATATTGGTGTCACGAAATTGAAACGAAAGAATGCTGTATAATATCAGATGTTGAAAATTTAAAAAATATAGATATTACAATGTATCAATATTTAACTGTAAGAAACATTGAAGCAAAATATGGAGTAGGTTTAAAAGATAGCGAAGGAAACATTATAGGATTTATTTGTATTGAATATCTTAATAAATTAGATTTTGATTTAGGGAAAATCAATAAAATAATGACAAAAGACTTTCCTAAAATAGAAACATTAGTAGCTTTAGATGGAGGTGTTGAATATGAATTGTAATAGTAATACGGCACCATTATTAGAGCAATCTACAACTATGTCTTGTAATAATGGATGTGCACCTAAAGATATAAATGTAATATGTAAAAAAATAATTATTCCAGCAGGTCAAGAAGTTTTAGGAATACAAGGAGAAAATAATGCTTCAAAGAGATACTTTTTAATTCCAAAGATTACAGAAAATGGAGACGATTTATCTAATGCGCAATTTAACATTGTAATAAAAAGTGATGTTAATGGCACGGCTACTATTGAAATAAAAGAACTACAAATATTAGAAAATTATATAAAATTAGAATGGAAAATTGATGATAGTATAACAAATGTAAATGGGAATATACAAATTCAAATTGAAGCAATAAAAGATGATTTTGTTTGGAAAACTTATCCTGCTACTTTTGTTATAGCTACAGGTTTATAGGAGGGATAACATGGCAAATATAAAAGTTAGTGAAATGCCTGAAGCAACAAGTGTAGCCCCTGAAGACCTAATTATGTTAATTCAGGGGGGGGGGGCAATAAAAAGGTAACAACAGATACTTTGCTTGGAGATAGAGTTGTAGTAAGTCCTACTGAACCTACAGGAGATAACAGAAAGAAAGTATGGTTTAAATGGAGCAATAATTTATTAAATTATAACGATTTAACAAATTTAGCAATCAACTTTGGAGTTAAAGTAGATGGAGAGAATGTATATAGCACAGCGACATCAGATAGTAGAGAGTGGAATTATAATAATTCAAATTGGTTTGTTACCTTACCAGCAGGGACATATAATTTTTCATTATCATATTCGAAACAATCTACTAATTCAGGTGCTGGATTGGGAATTTATTTAAAAGATAAAAGAATAGTTTTTGAACAAACTCAAAATATAAGTAATTATAATTATACATTTATATTGGACAAAGAGTCTAAAGTAGGTATTATGCTGAAGATATATGATGGAATACTTAAAATTCAAATAGAACAAGGTTCAAAAGCAACAACTTTCCAACCATATGTAGAGCCACAAATATTTATTAAAAATTCAAATGAAGTATATGAAGAATTTATTAAAAAAAATGGTGAAATTACATTATATGAAAATCAAGATGGAAATAATGGCTATGAAATAGAATTACTTGATACTGTTAAAAAATGTGCAGAAGTAGAGATATATGGAATTGGAGATAATAATATAAGAATATACCAAAAAATTCTTAATCCTAATGAAGCAACATTTGAAATGTCATCGGAAGTTATGTATGAAGGTACAGAATATATAAATAAAGCATTATGTGCATTTATAAATAATAAATTCTATAAATATCAAGATAGAGAATATAAAATAGATGTAACATCAGCTAATGTTAGAAATGTTACAGCTTCTAATTGGTTGAAAATAGTAAAAATAGTTGGAATATTAAATTAAAATACACAAAAACCACAAAATAAATATAATTTTTATAAAATAGGAGTTGATTTATATGGAAACTTTAAGTATAATAGTTATTGTAGTTATTATGGCTATATTTTTAGGTCTAGTTGGATTAAAATTATATAGCAATATAAAACTAAAAGGATTAAGACAAACAGCTATAGATTTAATATCTCAAGCTGAAAGTGCTTATGAAAAAGGAATGAATAATGAAAAATTCAAAGCAGTATTTGATGGTGTGATTGCGGCATTACCAGCACCTGCTAGAATGTTTTTAAACGAAACAACTATTAAATATTTTATACAAACTGTATTTGATAGTATTAAAATCGCATTGGATACTAATACAAAAGAAGATAATAAATAGTTAAATAAAGTTAGGAGTGTTTTTATGGAACCAATAGAAGAATTAGATATAATTGAAGGTACAATAGAAATACCAACAATAGAAAATCCTGATGATAGAGAACTTGAAAATATTGAGATAGAAACAGAAGGAGGAAAATAGTATGGCTAAAATTTATTACAACCAAATGGATAGCAGATGGGCTAATCATCCTTATCCAGCACCAGGTTATGAAGATAAAACATGTGGAACTTCTGGATGTGGAACTACTTGTGGTGCTATGATAGTATCAAGCTGTAGAGAAACAATTACTCCTGATGTTATGTGTGATATATCTAGAGAAAATGGATATAGGGTACCGGGTGGTACAGCTGATGGATTGTTTAGTTATATTGCTGAAAGATGGGGAATAGAAATGAAAACATTACATTCTTCATATGAAGCTCATCAAGCTTGTAAAGAAGGATATTTTGTAGTTATATGTTGTGCCTCTGGATTATGGACAACAGGTGGTCACTTTATTTTAGCAGTAGGAGCAAATGATACTGATATAGAAATATATGACCCATATTTATATAATGGAAAATTTGATAGACCAGGAAGACAAGGAAAGGTAAGATTAGATGGTGTTAGTGCTTGGGTAGAAATTAATACTTTTAAAGCTAATTCTAATGCTCAAAGATTTTATGCCTTTAAAGTTAATGATGGTCAAGAAGTAGAACCAGTTCAGCCTACAATTCCACAACCAAAAACAGCATGGGTAAATACTTCAAGTATGCCTTTAAATGTTAGAAATAGTGCAAATGGAACTATAATAGGAAGTGTAGCAAAAGGAACAAAAGTTACAGTATATGAAGAGTCAAATGGTTGGTCTCGTATTGACCAAGGTTGGGTTGCTAGTTCTTATTTAACATATTCAGAACCTGTATCTGTAGTTAACACAGTAGGTCAAACAAGAAAGTTTGCCGGAACTACAAAAATTTATTCCAATTCTAATTTAACAGGAATTGAGTATGATTATAAAGCAAATACAAGCGTAGAGATATTAGAGAATGTAAATTCAAATGTAGATAAAATTAAAGTAACTCAAACAGGAAGAATTGGATATGTTTCTACTAGTGTATATGTAGGTGGTTCTAGTACAAGTGCTACTAAACCTGTATCTGCTCCAGTAATTTCTAAATATAAGTTAGGAAGATATAAAGTTGCAGCAAAAGAATTAAACGTAAGAACAGGTGCTGGTACAAATTATCCAGTAAAAAGAACTTATAAAAATGGCACAGTATTTGACACATATCAAATAAAAGGAAACTGGGCTAAAACTCCTAGTGGATGGGTATGTTTAGATTATTGTACTTTAATGTATAAATATTAATAGAAGGAGAGATAAAAATGGAACATTATATTTGTAGACCAGTTACAGAATTACCTGCTTATATGCAAGCTCAATTTAGAGTTCCAGAAGGCGAGATAATTACTGCTGGTCAAGTTTTTGCAGCCGAAGAATTAGACGCGGAATTAAGATATGGAAATTGGACTGTTTTTGTTCCAGAATTTCTTTCTGATACAGAGACTCAAATCCCATCAATTATATTAGATGGTGGGTTTGAGACTTTGCCTGATGGAAGAAGACCTAATGGGCAACCAGATTATACTGAATATGCTTTTACAGAAGGTCAAATTATTACAGCAATTAGATTGCTTCCAGAGACTAAATTTGAAATAAGTTATGATAGTATAATACAAGAAAGTGAAATTAAAATTGGCGGATATTTAGTTCCAGAAGTTGGAAGTAGCCATTTAATATTCAAAGAAATGCTAGAAGAAGCAGATACTTCAATATACTTAGTTGTTGAAGCGTTAAAATATTTCAGAATAGGTGGACTATATGGTAATGAATTTGCTCAAACAGTAGTAGCTAGAGTAAAAAGGCAAAAAATTGCAGGAACTAACGGGTTAATACTTAAAGCTAGTACAGTAGATAATCTTGAAATTCCATTAAATGCACAAACTGTAGTAGCCACATTAAATACTGTAGGTGGAACTGCACCATACACATATTCTTTAATAAACGGCGGTCAAGATAATGACTTATTTGAAGTTGATGGAAATAAAATAAAAAATAAAGAACAAATTACTGAAGATAGAACATATCATATAGCTGTTAAAGTAACAGATAAAGATGGAGATACTAGAAATGGTATGGTTGGGATTATGGTAAATAGCCCATCAATAAAAGATATTAATTTAACAATGACTGATGATATTAGACAAGGAGAAGATAGTACACAACCAGGTGGACTAATTGCTCTTGCTGAAGTAGAAGGTGGAACTGCGCCTTATATTATTTCATTAGAAGGAAAAGATAGTGATAAATTTACTGTTGATTTAATGAGTATAAAAACTGGAGCTACTCCACTAAATGAAGGAGTTTACAATGTTACTATAGTTGCAACAGATAGTAAAGATAAAATGGCAAAACATGAATTAAAAATTGAAGTTCAAGAACCATATCCAGACATAGAAAGTGTTACTTTAAATATAGAAGATAACTTAACTGCTCCTGTAGTGGCTAATACAATAGTTGGTCATATTCAAGTATTAGGTGGAACACCAGCATATACTTTTGAGTTACCATTAGGAGTTGGAGATAACGATTTATTTATAATAGAAGATGCAATAAAAGCAAAATCAGACATAGTTGCTCCTGGAAATAAAGCAATAACAGTAAAAGTAACAGATATTCATAATAAAACAAAATCAGCAAGTGGAATTTTATCTTTAGCGGCGCCAGACATAACTGCTATAAATTTTGCACAAACTGAAGGATTAAGAGAAGGAGAAACAAACGTTAATACTAATGCTATAATAGGCACATTATCAACAACAGGTGGAACTGCTCCTATATCTTATTCTATAGTAGGTGGAGCTGATAGAAATCTTTTTAGAATTAGTGGAAATAGTTTAAGAGTTAGCAATACAGCATTAACTCAAGGAACATATACTATAAGTATTAATGCTAGTGATGACTATGGAAAATCATATAATTCTGATATTTCTATAACTGTTGAAGCTGCTTATGAACCAATATCAGAAGTAAGAATTTCTCCAGTAGTAGGATTAACAACACCAGTTACGGCAGATACAAAAGTAGCTGATATTACTTCTACAGGTGGAAAACCTCCGATAGTATATTCTTTACCAGCAGGTATAAGCAATAATGACAGTTTTAAAGTAAGTGGAAATAAAATATTAGTAAAAGATGAAATAACTCAGTCTGGAAGTTATGGAATTATAGTTAAAGCAACAGATGGAAATGGCAATACAAAAAATTCAGTAACCACAGCATTTACAATCGCTGATGGTCAATAATTGAAAGGAGAAAATAATGGCAAATTATTTATGTAGAACAGTAACAGAATTACCAGGATATATGCAAGCTAACTTCAGAGTTCCTGAAGGTACACAAGTATATGCTGGTGAAATATATATGGCTAAAACTTTAGATACAGATTTAGGTTATGGAAACTGGTCTGTATATCTTCCAGAAGTAATAGAAGATGTTTCTAAAGAAGTGCCAGCCATTGTTTTAAATGGTGGATTTGAAACATTAAATGACGGAAGAAGACCAGATGGAAATCCTGATTATACTACTTATGCATTTAATCCAGGTGATATAGCTACCGCTATAAGATTAGAGCAAGGTACTAAATTTGAAATAAGTTACGATGCTATTAGCAATGGAATTGATGTAGATGGATTAGGATATTTAATTCCAGAAGAAGGTGTAGGCTTATTAAAATTTGTTGACACTTTAAATGAAGTTAATAGCAAAGTTTATTTAAAAGTCGAAGCATTAAAACACTTTAGAATAGGTGGTAAATTCGGTGGACAATTCATTAATACAATGGTAGTAAGAGTTGTATATAAAAAAGTAGAAGCTCAACCTATAGACCCAGAAATAACAGCTATCCAAGCTGAAGTAGTACAAGGATTAAAAGTTGGAGATGCAAATGTTGCTAGTGGGGCAACTGTATTAACAATGAATACAATAGGTGGAACTCAACCTTATGAATATTCTCTTGTACCAGATGGAGAAGTGGCTCAAGATAATGATAAATTCGTTATTGGGTCAGCAGAATTAAAAGTTGGGGCAGAAGCTTTAACTGAAGCTAAAACTTATAAAGTATATATACAATCTAAAGATAGTAAAGGAAAAACATTTAAAGAAGGATTTGATATACCAGTTGCAGCTGAATAATTATAGAAACTATAACTTTAATTAGTTATTTATAAACCGTACTTTATTTGTACGATAGTGAGAAGGGTAGTTTCTAGCTATCCTTCTTATTTTTTAAGAATGAAAGGTGGAATAATCATGGGAAGAAGAATAAAAATTACTTTACCTGAAAACACACAACAAGAATTTAAAGTTGGAGAAAAAATTGTAAAAATAGATAGTTATATTTCATTAGAAAAATGTGATACTATAATATCTGATATAAAATCTACGGTTTTATATAATTCAGAAATTGAAAATAAATTCGCTTTAATTTATCCAAGATACATAAAAGATGTTCTAGATTTATGTACTAATATTGATACTGCGGAATTAGGTGGAGAAGATTTGAATTCGCCAGTATTAGAAGAATTATTAAAAACTAATTTAATAAACTTTGAACGTATATATGAGTGCATAAAAAAAGAATATGATAAATGGGTAATGGAAAATTGTTTTGGAATATTAGCTCATAAATTACCAAGCGTTGAAGATATGGAAAAAAGTATGAAGAACTTGTCTGAAACAATAGAAAATTTACCTGAAGATAAATTAGAATTAATAAGTAAAAGTATTGTATGGAATAATATGCCTGTATTAGGACAACAAGTTGCCCCAGCAGAACATAAACCTATATTAGCAGAAGCTTAGGTGATATAAATGGCTATTAGAACAGATGAAGATTTAGAAAATGTATTTTATGACTTAATTGCAGATGTAATGGAGTCAATGTGTGAAAGAGCCAAAAAATTATTGCAGCAACATATTAATACTGATACTTATGGAATAAACAAAACAGAAACTGGTCACCCAAAAATAAATAAAAGTTATTTAGATGGTACAGGAATACCTAGTTATGAATTTAGGGATAAAGCTTGGGATACTGAAGTTAGAAAAAGCTTATTTACTATATTCTATAATGGAGATTTAATGTCTCCACCTAGTGTTTCTTTCCCTTATTTACATGGTAATATGCAAGAAGATAGAAGAAGTAGGTTAGCAGAAATATTAAATGTTTCTGGGATTGCTTCTGATGGAGATATGTATGATACAAAAATAAGAGCACCATTTTGGGATAATTTTGAAGAAGAATTAAGACAAAAGCTTGGTGATTGGTTATATACAGAATTTAATAATAGAGGATTAAAAATTCCAAGTCTAAAGAATGCCCAATTTTAGATTGGAAATATTATAGACTTCCTTTAATTTCATAAGAAAGGAAGGTGGAAACTAATGGCAACAAAATTTGAGGTATTATTATCTGCAAAGTTAGATGATAATTCGGTAAAAGACATACAAAAGCAGTTAGATAGTATATCTAAAGGAACAACCCTAAAGATTAATGCAGATAGTTCTCAAGTTAATAATTTAAAGCAATCTTTGACCGATTTAGGAAATTCTGCAAAAGAAGCAAAAACTCATACTCAAGGATTGGATGATATTATACAAAAGTTCAGTAGCTGGCAAATTGTTGGAGATGTTATACATGGTGTTAAAGATGCTATGCAAGATATGGTTCAACAAGTATTTGACTTAGATGAGAGTTTGACTGAATTAGATAAAGTCACTGACTTAACTTCTGGTGGATTACAAAATTTAGCAGATGATGCTTTTGAAGTTGGAGAACAAATAGGCGCTACACGGCAAAGATGTCATAGATGCCACTACAATCTTTGCTCAGGCAGGTTATGCGGCAAAAGATGCTTTAGACCTTGGAGAGCAAGCTATAATGTTGAAAAATGTATCTGAAGCTGGAGCAACAGCTGAAGGTAGTGCTAATACATTAATTGCTACTATGAAAGCTTTTAAATTAGAAGCTGGTGATAGTCAACATGTAGTAGATGCTTTAAATGAGGTATCGAACAAGTATGCAGTTAGTGTTAATGATTTGAGTACTGCAATAAGAAAAAGTTCTGCTTCAATGGCAGCAGGTAATAATTCATTAGAGCAAACATTTGGACTTGTTACGGCTGGAACCGAAATTTTAAGAGAACCAGGTAGGGTTGCGAATGGATTAAGTACAATCACAGCTCGTTTAACAAAAAAAAATGATGAATATATTGCTTCCATAACTGGAGGTATGGGAACAATAGATAAAAATACAGGAGAATTACGTTCAACTTATGATATTTTATTGGACTTATCAAAACAATGGGAACATTTAACTTCTGTAGAAAAACAAGAATTAACTGAAACAGTAGCTGGTAAAACACAAAGAGCTTTATTTACAGCATTAATGCAGAACTTTAGTACTGCTGTAGGTGCTTCAGAAGCTGCTTTAAATAGTGAAGGAAGTGCAGCTACAGAAAATGCTAAGAGAATGGATAGTTTGAATGGTAAAGTTCAACAATTGCAATCAGCTTGGCAGAGTTTTTCTAAAAACACTATTGATAGTAGTTTTATAAAAAATATATTAAGTTCTCTTACAGAACTTATAAAATTTATAGATAAAATTGGTGGATTGCCTACAGTATTAGCTACTGCAACTTCTGCTTTACTATTGTTTAAAGGTGGACTTATTTTAGACAAAACATTTAAAGCTTTTTCTAGTGGAGTGTCTTTGATACGAAATGGACTAGTAACTTTAATTACTGCTCTTCCTAATGCAGTTTCTGCTTTTAATGCTTTTTCTGCTGGAATTATTAGTGCTGGAACAGCTATAGAAGCAGCTGTTCCTTTATTATCACTTATAGCTCTAACTATTACTGGAGTTGTTGCTGGTATCAAAGCTTTCACAAAAGCTCAAAAAGAGGCAACATCGGCAGCTATTGAAAATAGTCAAAGCGCAGAACAATCAATAGCAAATAATAAAGAAAAGCAGAAGACATTAGAAAAGGAAATAGATACTTTAAAGAAAGAAAGAGATACTTATATTAATAGTGCAGATGCATCTAAAGATTTAAATAATGATAGTATTGTAGAGAGCAAAAATGAAGAAATAGCAAAAAGAGAAACTAACATAGAAAAAATCAAAGAGGAAAATAAAGAGTATTTAAACCAAAGAGAAGCTGCGGCTCGCTCTATGACAACCAATAAAGCCGACTCTACAGGATTAGGATGGAACCAACTTTATGGTGCATCTAATCAAAAAGAAGCTGATACATTAAGAGAAAATATAAAAAGCATAAATAAAGAGCTTAAAGATGCAGAGGGAAATACTGGCGCTTATAAAAGAAAGTTAGAAGAACTTCGTGGCGAGTATGAAAAACAAGCAAAAAAGAGAGAAGAAAATGGTGAAACAGCTGAAGCAGAGACTGAAACAATAAAAGCTTTAAATAAAGAGTTAGAACATAATAGTAAAAAATATGAAGAGGATAAAAAAACAGCAGATGAATTTTATGATATACTAAAGAGTGGTGGAAATATATCAAATGATAATATTGAATGGTTAAAAAAATTTTATAATTTAAGTGATGACCAAATCAATCAGCTTAAAGAAGGTATAGATGTAAAAAATTCTGACTCTGAGTCTACAAATGCTCAGACTGAAGCTCAACAAAAATTAAATGAAGCTTTAGCAGATTCACAAAAGAAACAATCAGATTATGACTCTATAGTAGATGATAGCATTAATAAATTGGTATCTTATAGCGATAATGTTTCTTTATTGACACAGGCTCAAGATATGCTTACTGATAGTGGACATTTAACTGCTGAGATGTACCAACAATTAGCTAATAATGATTTGTTACAGTATCTTGATGTGGTTAATGGAAAATTACAGGTTAATAAAGATGCTTTTGACGGGTCTTCTCAGGCAGCATTGGATAATGCGACTCAAGCAGTTAAAGATAGTTTAGCACAAGAATTATTGCAAATAGCTCTCGCAGACCAAAATGGGACATTAAATGAAACGGCAACAAAATTAGGTTTAGTAAAATCTAAGAGTGAAGGAGTAGATACTACTAAAGCCGTAGAACAAATATTAAAAATTGGTTCTGTTGCTAGTACTAGTAAAGCAGAATTAGGTGCATTATTCCAAACTATGGAAAAAGGGAAAGAGGTTAATGCAGATTACACTCCTTCTTCTGAAGCAGCAAATCTTATGAACCAAGCTATAGATAGGGCAAATAAAAAAATAGCAGCCATTAAGTCTATAAGTTTAGGAAACTTTAAAAGTAGTGGTTCTAGAAAGAAGTCAGGTAGTGGTTCAAAATCTTCTACAAAATCCACTAAAGAAGAATATAAAGCAGAAATTGATACTTTATATAAGTATAAAAATGCTCTTGATAATGCAAAGGAAAGTGTTGATAAAATACAAGATGCTCTTAAAAATACGGACAATTTAAATGAGCAAGAAAAATATACGAGACAACTTATTGATGCTTTAAATAACGAAATCAACAAAACTAATGAATTAAAAGCAGCACAAACAAGACAAATTAATGGTTATATAAATCAATTAAGAGCTCAAGGATTTGCAATAGACTATAACTCATCTAAAAATGAATTATATATAAACAATATGCAACACTTAGCAGACTTTTCTGGAGATACTGCCAAAAATCTTGAAAAATTAATCAAAAAAATTCAAGATTTAAATGATGATAATAGAAGCTTAGACGGTTCTGTAAGAGATTTGACTGGAGATGTAAAAGATTATTATAAACAGTTAGAAGATATACCAGAGAAAAAACTTAAAAAGTTCAATGAATTAATGGAAGAGTTCCAACAAAATAGACTTGACCAAATTCAAAATCAAATTGATGACATACAACATGAAATGGACAATGACCCTCGTTTAAAACAACTTGAAAATCAAATTGAAGCATTAGAAAATCAAAATGATGAACTTGATAAGCAAAAAGAACTTGAAGAAAAATTATTGGCAGTAGAAGAAGCTAAAGAAAAATTAGCAAATGCCAATCGACAGAAGACACTTCAAGTTTATAGAGAAGGTCAAGGGTTTGTATGGGAGACTGACCCAGATACAATAAAGGACGCCGCAGATGAATTAAAACAAGCACAAGATGACCTTAACGATAAAATAAAACAAGACCAAATAGACCAGCTTAATGCTGAAAAAGAAGCACTAGAAAAGAGCTATCAAGACAGGATTGATGCATTGCAAGACTTCTTAGATGAACAAAATTATCAAATAGATAAGGCTAACAGAGAAGGTATAAAATCATTCCAAGACTTACAAAAAGAAATGGCAAAATATGGCGTAGATAGTGCAGAATATTTAGGCAAAGCAACAGACTGGTTAAATAATTATAATAAATCTCTTGTTGATTTAAATAATACTGTTAGTGGAATATTATCAGGTTCTACAAAAGCTACTGATGGGCTTATATATAGTTCAGCAGTACAAGATAAGATAAATCAAGCATTATCTAATATAATTCCTACAATATCATCAACTGGAATATCATTAAATCAAATAGATTATGACAAGATAAAAGGAAATACAGATAATCAAAGTATTTATATAAACAATATAGAATTACCAAATGTTAAAGATATAGATGACTTTGTTGAAGCTTTAAAAGATTTACCAAGAATGGCAGCAACTCAGTCAACAATGAGAAAATAGAAAAGGAGATTTTAGAATATGGCAAATATAAAAGTTAGTGAAATGCCTGAAGCAACAAGTGTAGCCCCTGAAGACCTAATTATGTTAATTCAGGGGGGGGCAATAAAAAGGTAACAACAGATACTTTGCTTGGAGATAGCATTGTTGTAAGTGCAACAGAACCTACAGGAAATAATAGAAAAAAGGTTTGGTTTCAAAAAGGAAAGAATTATTTAGATATTTCTAGATTAACAACTCGTACAACATATGGAATAACATTTACACCAACTGCAACAGGAATAAAAATAACAGGTACAGCAACAGATACGTACGCTTATGGGGGAAGCATAGGTATTGATTTAAAAAAAGGCAAAACATATACATTATATGGAAATAATGCTGGTAATACTTTAAAATTAGAACTAAAAAAAGGTACTACAATCATCACAGCTATAAAAACATCAAATAATAAAATTACATTTACTCCTAATGATGATATAAATCTTGTTACATTTATATTGGAAGATATTGTTAAAGGAACTGCTTATAATTATGAAATAAGTAATTTACAAATAGAACAAGGTTCAACACCAACAGAATATCAACCATATGTAGAACAACAGATATTTATTAAAAACTCAAATGAAGTATATGAAGAATTTATAAAGAAAAGTGAAGAAGTATATTCAACAGAAAAGCAGAGAATAGGGACTTGGATTGATGGTAAGCCATTGTATAGGATAACAATTCCTAATATTGCTGTTGGTGCAAATAAACAAGTAGCAGTGGATTTGAGTAAATATAATTATAATGAAATATGGATAGATAATGGAAACACATTTAATCACTATGCTAATTCAAATTTGACAAGCTCTGGTGTAAATTGGATAAATAATGATTTTATAGATACTGGAACAGTCTGGATAAATCAAAATAAGATAATGAATGTAAAAAATCATTCAACATCAGATAGAACTTACTTCATAACACTAAAATACACTAAGTCATAAACTAAAATAAGAAAGGAGTTTTAAAATGGCTACACAACAAACGAAAGATGGCTTGGGATATATAATCCAAGCTATATCAAATATAGTTGAACCAAAAATGGAAACATTAAAATATGATAAAACTTATAGAGCGAAGGTAATTGAAAAAGTAGATGCTGGAGTTTATAAGGTACAAATAAATAACGTAACATATAAATTATCATATAGTGGGGCTTTAAACGTAGGTGATATAGTCAGAGTAAAAGCTCCTTTAAATAATTTCTCTGACATTTATATAGAGCCATTGCCTGGAAGTGGTGGAGGTGGAACTGGAGGAACAACAAATTATAATGATTTGACAAATAAACCAGTTATAAATAGCACTTATTCTACCGCTCAATCTACTAATGTTAGTGAAATATTAAAAGGCACTATTGCCTTACATAAAATATCAAAAACAGGTAATTATAATGATTTATTAAATAAACCTAGCTTAAATTTTATACCAACAAGTCAAAAAGGAGTAGCTAATGGGGTAGCTACTTTAGGTGCAGATAGTATAATACCAAAATCACAATTACCTGCTAATACTGTATATGATACAAATTATAAACATATTGATGTAGAAGATAATTTAACAAGTTCTAGTTCAGACAATGCTTTATCAGCAAATCAAGGTAAAATATTAGCAAGTAGAATAGAACAAAATGATACAATGATTACTACTATACAGGAAGATGTTATTCAAGCCGAAGATAATATTACAAAAATAAAAAAAGATTATATACCTTTAACTCAAAAAGGATATGCCAATGGTGTAGCATCATTAGATATTAATGCTAAAATATTACCTATTCAATTGCCTATTGCGACAACTACTACTTTAGGAGCTTTTAAAATTGGTAAAAACTTAACTATTGATGCAGATGGAACATTAAATGCAACAGGTGGTGGAGCAGGAAATAATGAAGTAGAAATATCTGAAGATACACCAACTGAGTCTTCTGTAGAATTATGGGTAGACCTTAATGAAAATCCCAGTTATGCAGAAAATCAAGTATATTCTACTACTGAAACAAAAATAGGAACTTGGATAGATGGAAAACCACTATATAGAAAAGTAATAGATACATTGACATTGCCAAGCAATGCAACGGTAGAATATGATATAACTAATTTAAATATAGCAATCATAACAAAACTATATGGGACTGCTTCTTATAATAATGGACAATTGGGTAGACCACTGCCATTTGTATCAAGTGGAACAAGTCAAATAAGATTAGATGTAAATGACAAAAAAATAAGACTAATAACATATGAGAGTTGGTCTCCGTATCCTGTATTGATTGTAATAGAATATACCAAAACTACGGATTAGAAAGGAAGATAAATATGGCAGTTTTAAAATATAAAGACCCAACAACAGGAAAGTTTGTAGAACTTCCTACTGGTTCGACTGAGATAATAGATAATTTAGATAGTACTAGTAAAACAAGTGCATTAAGTGCAAATCAAGGTAGAGTATTAAATGAAAAGATACCAACAAAAACTAGTCAACTAACAAATGATAGTAATTATTTAAATGATAAAAGATTATTATTAGAATTAATACCTGATGCAACAGGTATTGATGCAGAAGCAGACTTAAATACTATCAAGTATTTAAAGGTAGGAAAATTTGTTATAACTACAGATGCAGGCGTTTTAAAATTAAAAAATTGTCCTGCTAAGAAAGCTTTTACTATGTGGGTATTTTCTCCTTTACATGATACCGTAGATAGAGAGTCTACAGGCACATGGCAGTACAGAGTAAGAGAAATAAGAACATATGAAGGTGATATATATATACAAAGTGCTTATGTTACTGATAAAGTTGGAAATTGGCAATATTCTTCTTGGAAAAAAATGGCTTCAACTAGTGATAATGTTGCTAGTTCTAATACATCAACGAAAGCAAGTTTAGCTAATAAATTAGAATGTATAAATGGAAGAATAACAAATGCAAATATAGCACATAGTCATGAAAACAACAAAGCACATCTGCAATTATTAATAGCTACAAGTGCTATGACATCCAATAGACCGGCAGCAGATGGATATATATTACATTGTTCTTGGGATAATGATGGACAATACAATGGTCAATTATATATGCCAAATTCCAATGTTAATGTTCCGTTACAATTCAGAGGAGATGCTAATGGAAATTGGGGAGGATGGGAAAGTATATATAGATGTAAAACTTTGTATAATAATGACTCTGGAACCAATGGTACTATAACATTAAGTGAAACTGCTGCTAATTTTGCTTATTTTGAAATTTTTTTTAGTAAATCAGAAGGAAGCAACTTATATAGAAATTCTATAAAAGTATATTCTCCAAATGGAAAAATTGTCAATTTAATAATTGTTTATAATATAAATAATGCTGGATTATTGCAATTACAACCAAAATGTGTTTCTATTTCAGGGACTACAGTTTCGAATACTTCTAATACAACTGGTTATGTAAATTTATATAATGGTAGAAGTGTTGAATGGGGAAACAGTAATGAAATAAAAATTCATAGAATATTAGGTTATAGATAGGAGAGTGTAAAATGGCTTTAAAAAAAGAAATAGAATTAGATAATGGTATAATACTAAATTATCATAGGATAACAAGTATAAATAAAATTACAAATAATTGTAACATTGTAGAAATATCTTCTTATACTTCTGAAAAGCAAAGAGAAAAAGAAATTGAATATTATAAATCAGAAGACGAAGATAAAACAATGAATGTTTTTATAGACACAACTTATGTAAATATGGAATACAATGAAAATATAACTATAGAAGAGATATACAAATATTTAAAAACATTAGATAAATTTAAAGATGCGGAAGATATTTAGATTTATCAGAAAGGAGATAATATGGCAATACAACAATTAACACAACCTATTCTTAATCCAATTGCTGCATTTGATGCAACACAAGCACAGGCTATTACATTTGTCGTAATTGGTGGTGCTCAAGTAATTGGAAATAGATTAGTAATTAGTGACAACCAAACTGGTGCTGAAGTATATAATCAATTACAATCTACAATGAAGCTAGAACATTTAGTGCCTGCTAATACATTAGCTAATGGTGGATATTATAATGCAGTAGTATATACAATAGATAGTGGAAATAATGAAAGTGAAGCCAGCACGGCAATTCCATTCTATTGTTATAGTCAGCCAAGTCTAACTATTGACAATATACCTGCTACAGAGACAATAGAGAATGGTACTTATAAATTTACAGGTAATTATTTACAACAAGAAAACGAATTATTAAATAGTTATCAATATACATTATATG